AACCGATTAATCCAAAGACACCGACTAAAGACGACAAGTACTACGAGTTCTTACTCGAGAAAAAAGGTATGACTCATCAAGAGTTTGTCGACCACATTGACCAAACCGTTGCTGTGGAGAGATATATACAAGACGTAATGGGTTACACCTGGGACGAGGTCGGCGAATGGATGGCCGAAAAGGGATACGAACGGGAGCGTGCACACTGTGAAAGAAAGGCAACCAAACTCCGAGAAAAAGGTGGTGGCCTCATGTTCCGTGGAACGATTATTCCTAAAAATTATATTGGGGCTTTTGTCGTACATTATCCTCATGTTCTTACTCACCCTGTAGAAGATAGATACGTTACTTATCGCGAAGCGATGGAGATCATGGGACTTCCATCTAACTTCGAACTACTTGAACCACAAAAGAGCATAAACCACATATGCCAAAACGTCCCATATTATACTGCCAAAGATATGGCAACTGAAGTCAAAGCTGTACTTGACGGTGAGCGTAAGTTCGTCAATAATAAGTTTATCATTCAGAGTAACTTACAAAAGAAGTACGAAGTTCACGATCCAAAAGATCAGAACAGCCTTGACAGTTTCTTGAACTAGGAGAGTTTTATGTCAATAATGGATAAACTAAAAAAGAACAGCAAGGTAAAGACTACTGAAGTCTTATCTGAGTCAAAGTTCTTTAATGAAAAAGATATGATCCCCACAGACGTACCGATGATTAACGTCGCGTTGTCTGGTTCGATCGACGGTGGACTAGCACCAGGCCTTACTGTATTGGCCGGTCCTTCCAAACACTTTAAGACCTCGTTTGGTCTAATCATGGCTGCAGCATATTTGGAAAAGTACAAAGACGCAGTGTTGCTGTTTTATGATTCAGAGTTTGGTTCACCACAAAGTTATTTTGAGCAGTATGGTATCGACACATCACGTGTTCTCCATACTCCAGTTACAAACGCAGAAGAACTCAAGTTCGATATCATTGGCCAACTCGAAGGATTGGATCGTAAAGACAACGTAATCATTATGATCGACTCCATCGGTAACCTTGCTTCCAAGAAAGAACTGGAAGATGCTATCAACGAAAAGTCAGTTGCTGATATGTCTCGAGCAAAGGCACTCAAAGGTTTGTTCCGTATGGTAACACCATATCTAAATATCAAGAACATCCCAATGATTGCTGTCAATCACACTTATCAAGAAATCGGACTGTTCCCTAAAGCCATCGTCTCTGGTGGTACTGGTATCTATTACTCAGCTGATAACATTTGGATTCTTGGTAGGCGTCAAAACAAGAAAGGTACAGACGTCGTTGGATATGATTTTGTGATTAACGTCGAAAAGTCACGCTATGTTAAAGAAAAGTCGAAGATTCCTATTAGTGTTAGTTGGGAAGGTGGAGTACAAAAGTGGTCTGGCCTGCTTGACGTTGCTATGCAAGGTAAATATGTCGCTAAGCCGAATCCAGGCTGGTATTGCCGGGTTGACCAGGAAACTGGTGAATTACTTGAACCAAAAGTACGAGAAGCCCAGACGTTGGAAGCTGATTTTTGGGAACCGATCTTCGAAGAAACTAACTTCTCGGATTATCTGACTGAATGTTTCAAGATCGGTGGCAACGCTGTGTTCGACGAACTTGACGAGGAAGTTGCATGATCGAAGGTACTGACTTCGAACTTATCCTAGACGAGTCAGACGAAGAGCGTTGGGCTGTTCGTCTACTCACTGGTAAGTTTCCTGAAACTATTATTCGCTTTGGTAACATTGCTCTAAATGAAGAGGAAGACGGTGTAAGTTTTAACTTTCATGTAATTCAGTCACCGGACCCAGATGCTCACATTGATAACCAAGAACTACAGATAGTTGCTGGAGAAGCGCTATCAGCTGTATTTGATATCTGTGTACAAGAAGGAGCAGCGAAGTTTACTGACCGAGAAACTGGAGAGGAGTTAGAAATCGATGAAGTTGTTAGTTATGGGACTGAGCGGTAGCGGTAAGACTACTGTTGCCGAACCACTCGCTGATCTGATTGGTGGTGTACACTTAAACGCTGATACTATCCGTACAAAGTACGACGACTGGGACCTTTCACCTGAAGGTCGACTACGTCAAGCTGAGAGGATGTTACACTTAGCTGATGGAGTTGAGATGGCTGGTAAGATCGCTATCGCTGACTTTGTCGCACCAACGGAACAAGCACGTCAGATCTTTAACGCTGACTATACCATATGGATGGACACCATTGACAACTCAGGACATCCTGATACCGATGCGATGTTTGAGCCACCAATGGAAGTTAACTACCACGTCAAAGAATGGTTTAATGATACTCACGCTCAACTTGTTTTAGTTGTTCAAAACTATATGGCTAGGCTTGATGATATTAAAAACGGTAGAATGATTGGTAGCTCAATGAAGCCTCTTGACTTTAAGGCAGAGAGAAAGAAATAGTTTACTTTATGATGAAAGCGTGATATAATACTAGTATGCAAGCAAATATAGAACAAACAATACTTAGGAATCTTCTCACTGACGAGAAGTACATGCGGAAAGTTCTGCCGTTTATTAAACCAGATTATTTCCAAGGTGTGTACAAAACATTATTCAAAGAAGCTGGTAAATACGTAGCAAAATACAATCAGCTTCCTACAGCAGAATCCTTAGCCATCGAACTTCAAGATACTAATATGTCTGAAGATCAATACACCATGGCTATGGAGATCGTCCCTCAATTGTTTTCGAAAGAAAAGATTGATGGCGATTGGTTGCTTGATAATACTGAAAAGTGGTGTCAGGATCGAGCAATCTATAATTCCATCATGGAGTCCATCAGTATCATCGATGGAAAACATGAAACTCTCACTAAGAACGCGCTTCCGGAGCTTTTAACCAAGGCTCTGGGAGTTGCGTTCGATACCAACGTAGGTCACGATTATGTTGAACAAGCAGAAGAACGCTGGGAGTTCTATCACAAAGAAGAAGATCGTATCCCATTTGATCTCGAGTACTTTAACAAGATCACAAAGGGTGGTGTACCAAATAAAACACTTAACATTGCCCTCGCAGGTACTGGCGTTGGCAAGTCTCTATATATGTGTCATGTCGCTGCTAGCTCTTTGGTAGAAGGTCGGAATGTTTTATACATCACCATGGAGATGGCTGAAGAACGTATCGCTGAACGTATCGATGCGAACTTACTTAACACACCAATCGATCAGTTGGCTACTATGTCAAAGGATATGTTTACCGAGAAAGTAAACAACCTTGCTCGTAAGACCACTGGCCGTTTGGTCGTAAAAGAATATCCAACTGGTTCTGCTCACGCCGGCCACTTCCGAGCTCTACTTAACGAATTAAAACTAAAGAAACAGTTTGTTCCTGATATTATCTTTGTGGATTATCTGAACATCTGTGCATCGTCAAGAATGAAAGGAATGGGTGGTGCAATCAACTCATACACTTACGTTAAAGCAATTGCTGAAGAACTACGTGGCCTTGCGGTCGAGTTCGACGTACCGGTCTTCTCTGCAACGCAGACGACTCGTTCTGGTTTTAGTAACTCGGATGTTGGGCTTGAGGATACGTCCGAGTCTTTTGGATTACCCGCGACGGCCGATCTGATGTTTGCGTTGATCTCAACTGAAGAACTCGAAAAAGACAATCAGATGATGGTCAAGCAATTGAAAAACAGATACAACGATCCCACTCTGTATAAGAGATTCGTCATTGGTATCGATCGATCGAAGATGCGACTATACGATGTTGAAGAAGGTGAGCAAACTCTTACTGACGATACACCGGTGTTTGATACTTCAGCATCGGGACAGAGAATCGGACAAGAAAAGTTTGGAGACTTTAAGCTATGAACGTAAGACTTATTTCATATTCACAAACAACGGAGAACTTACATGTCGGTAACGACTTACAAGAACTCGTGGCGTATTCAGCCCGTGTATCCAATCCATCGAACCAACTTAACTCTGAAACGTCAGAAAGGTTACTTGCCTATCTTATCAAACATCGACATTGGTCACCCTTCGAAATGGTGTCTGCTTGCTTAGAGATCGAGACAACGAGAGACATCGCTCGTCAGATACTACGGCATCGGTCTTTTTCTTTTCAGGAGTTTAGCCAACGGTACGCTGATCCGACTCAGGATCTTGACATAAATGAGTTTAGAGATGCTAGACTTCAGGATACTAAGAATCGTCAGAACTCTATTGAGACCTATGATCCGACGTTAAAGATGGAGTGGTATAAGAAACAAGCTGAAGTAGTTAACGCTGCAAAGGATTCTTACGCCTGGGCTATCGAAAAAGGTATCGCTAAAGAACAGGCTCGAGCGGTTCTTCCAGAAGGTACTACAGTATCACGTTTGTATATGAACGGTACGATTCGATCTTGGATGCACTACATTGAGATTCGCTCTGGTGCAGAAACTCAAAAAGAACATCGTGACGTCGCCCTCGCCTGTGCTGATGCTATCGAACCAATCTTTCCAATGATCACTAAATTTGTTCCACCATCGTGGTAAAAAAATGTAATGAAATGCATTTTTTCTATTTACATTCTCCAAAATATGTTGTATAATATATTAGTAAAATAAAAAAAGAGGAGAATACATTATGAGATTTTATGATACTGTAGCTGAAAAACTTGCTGAACAAGGATTCGATCTTTCGTTTCCTGAGTCAGATCTGATTCCTGCGATCTTCGATATCGTTAGTGAAACATTTCCAACCGAACCAAAGACGGTTAGATTTATTATGAATGATCCCGATTTTGTCGGTGATGTATTAGGTCAGTTAGGAGGTATATAATGGGAAAGATGAAAGCTTATATGATGGATCTTGAGGACAAGTTCATCGACGAAGTTTCAACTCGTATTGGTGGCTGTGAAGTCGTACATGACTTGCTTGAGAGTCTAGAGAACGACGGCTGCATGGAGTTGATCTCACACATGACAGATAGCGAAAAGTGTGGATTCGTTGAAGATCTTTGGTATGATTTTTGGTGGGAGTATTCAAATGGCTAAGTTAAGAGTTTCTGATATGATCGACGGTGAAGCAATTGCCACCGAAAACTATAATCTTACACGTAACGAGTTTGTTGCCAAAGCGTGGAAGATCTGTAAAGGCAACAACACTGTACATCGTACAGCTATCGAGCACTATGATGTAATTCAGAAGGAGCTGAAAGAATATGAAAGATTTATTCGGTGATGAATTCAAACAGATAGACTACGCGTTTAACGAAGATGAACTCCTTGACGAAATGCAGGAGTACATTGACAGTACTTATAGCGCTCACTATTCACAGAACCAATATCAGTCGACCGAGATCATTGAAGACATGGGTCATGGTATGGGTTTTGCTCTTGGTAACGTTATTAAGTACTGCCAACGCTATGGTAAGAAGAACGGTTACAATCGAGATGATCTAAAGAAGGTCATCCACTATGGAATCATTGCTCTTGCTATGCACGATAACGAACGACGCGATCGTGACGAAGGCATCGTAATCAATCTACAGAAGTACGAGTACCCACTACCAGGTCAAGACTAATTACGATTAGCCAAAGGATTGTCTAGAGCTCGCTGAAGTTGCTTTTCCATATCAGCTTCTAAGTTTTGAATCTTTGTCTCTAGTATATCTCTCGTGGCAGTGTTCTCACGAATCAACAGATCCTTTTGAGCCACATATTGGTTCAAAAGGTCTTGTCGTTTTACCTCGAACCTTTCTTCGGCATCGTCAATCGTTACACGTACGTCGTCTTCGACATTATTGATGTCGTCTTCTACTTTGTCAACGATACGTTCAATTCGAACGATGTCTTCTCTTAGACCATTTTTAATATCACGCGAATATTCCAGAGCCTCATCGAGTTTTGTCTCGAGCACAGCGTTACGAGCTGCGATCGCGTCTGTGTCGATATTAGCTATGATCTCCTTCATATTCATATAGTCTTTATAGAACTCGAAGCCAGCCCAAAGACCACCACCGAGTGTACCAATGAGTGGGAGTACCAAAAGTAGTTTAGATCCACCTACTTTGATTCCACCGTATTCTATTTCTGCCATTCTTTTCTCCTGCAGTCGTAATTGGTTGGTAACCAATTGATTGATTTATATCTGACCTCCAGTATCTCTCGTCCATGATGCATACACTGTTCATATGTCTTATACTCGAATGTTAAGATCGGGTATATAGAAGCGTATACTGTTAGTACATATATCATAATATGAAAATGAGTGCCATGAATCCTAAGCAAACGTAGAGAGCCCACTTTTCTGGACCATCAATCAACGGTTGCTTTTTGGATTCTTCCCACCCAGCCTTCAGTGCCTTTTTCCAATCTATCATATCACCACCGTGAATAAGAACACGAATAAACCAA